ACATATTTTGTAATTCCTGTAACAGCTTCAGCTGGTTCAGCTTTCGTTACTGGTGGTTCTATTACTGGAACTACTACAGATGCTCTTAAATTAGCGGCAACACTTGCGGATGCTGAGGCTCACACAGACGCATCGCCTAAGAATATTCTACTTACATCTAGACCATCAACGACTAGCACAGATTCTAAGTTAAAACCATTTACTGACCTGAGCATAACGGTTAACTTCACTGAAAGATTTAAAGGTATCGTAGGTAATATTCAAGATAATAATTATGATGTGCAGTGGGGAGATGCTGATTTATTCGATAGTGCTCCTGGTGCAGGATCTATACACTTAGTTGTTAAGGATGCAGACGGAAAACTAACAGGCACAGCAGGAGCAGTCCTAGAGATTTATGAAGGACTCTCAGAAGATCCTTCGGCTGTTAAGCCTGATGGCTCTTCTAACTATGCTAGAACTGTTCTAGAGCAAAAGTCTAATTGGATTAAAATTTCTGATGCTGATATTGGTGCTACAGGATTCACGCTAGTCAGATCAAGTAAAATAATGACTGGTGGTGCTGACGGTAACGATGAAGTTGCGGCTACTATTGGCGAATTAGCATTGGGCTATGATCTTTATAAGGATCCTGCTGATGTAGATATTTCTTTTGTACTTCAAGGTAAAGCGAAAACTCATGCATTAGCTAACTATATCGTAGATAATGTTTCTGATGTTCGCAGAGACTGTGTAGCGTTCATCTCTCCTGAATTAGCTGATGTGACTGTAGCTAATATCGTAGATTTCGCTAGTAATCTAACATCAAGTTCTTATTCCGTTGTCGATAGTGGTTATAAGTATCAGTATGACAAGTATAACGACACATACGCTTATATCCCTTTGAATGGAGACATTGCTGGTCTTTGTGCTAGAACAGATGATCTAAGAGATCCATGGTTCTCGCCAGCAGGCTATCAGAGAGGCACTATCAAAAACTCTGTTAAGTTGAAGTTTAACCCAACTAAGTCAGAAAGAGATCAATTATACAAAAATGGTGTTAATCCAGTTATCACTCAGCCCGGTCAAGGTACATTATTGTTTGGCGATAAGACCAAGGCCTCAACTACTAGTGCTTTTGACAGAATTAATGTTCGTAGATTGTTTATTGTTCTTGAAAAGACTATTGGTAGAGCGGCTAAATCAACATTATTCGAGTTTAACGATGAGTTCACTAGAGCGCAATTTGTAAACTTGGTTGAACCATTCTTGAGAGATGTACAGGGTAGACGAGGCATCTATGACTTTAAAGTAGTTTGTGATGAATCAAACAACGGTCAAAGCGTTATCGACGGTAACCAATTTGTTGGCGATATTTATATCAAGCCAGCTCGTTCTATCAACTTCATCCAGTTGAACTTTGTAGCTGTTAGATCAGGCGTAGAGTTCAATGAGATCGTTGGTCAGGCTTAATAAATATATTAAATAACAAGGAGATATAAACAATGGCTTTCAACATCAATGAAATTAAAAGCCAACTGACCTTCGGGGGTGCCAAGGCATCACTATTCCAAGTAGCGATTACTAATCCTATCAATGGAGTTGCTGATTTAAAGACACCGTTTATGGTACAGGCGGCACAGATCCCAGAAGCAACAATGGGCGTAATTGAGATTCCATACTTTGGTCGTAAGGTCAAAGTAGCGGGAGACAGAACATTCGCTGAGTGGACTGTAACTATCATTAACGATGAAGACTTTCTTATCCGTAACGCTATGGAAGAATGGATGGCTTCAATCAATTCCCACGAAGGAAATGTTACGCAATTAGGCACAGCAAGTGCTTCAGAGTATAAGGCTCAAGCGCAGATCATATATTATTTAAAGACAGGTCGACCACTGAGAACTTATAACTTTAACGGATTGTTCCCGACTACTATCGGTGCAATCACTACAGACTGGAGTACAACTGATGACATCGAAAGATTCGATGTTACTTTCCAGTATGATTGGTGGAATGTTTCTGGTGGTGTCACCGGAGACGGCGGTACAAACGAGTAAAATTGATAACGATAATTTAAGGGGAGAGAATAAACTCTCCCTGAGAGTTAGAGGATAAAATATGGCTGAATTATTTGGTTTCGAAATCAAACGCAAAGGCGAAAAGGAAGAAAAAAACATACCATCTTTCATCTCGCCAGAGGCTGACGATGGCTCTATTGATATTGCGGCAACAGGTACTGCCGCTAGTAGCTATCTAGACCTAGCAGGTAGTGCAAGATCAGAAGCAGAACTTGTACAGAAATATAGAGGAATGTTACAGCAACCAGAAGTATCACAAGCAGTTGATGACATTGTTAACGAAGCGATTAGCATTTCGTCAGATCAAAAAGTTGTTGAGTGTATTACAGATGATGTCGATTTAGCTGACAACATCAGAAAGAAAATTAGAGAAGAGTTTGACACTGTATTGAAGTTGTTAGACTTTTCTTCTACTGGTTACGATACTTTCCAAAAGTGGTATGTTGATGGAAGAATCAACTACCATGTTATGATTGATGTTAAGCAACCTCGAAAAGGTATACAAGAGTTGCGCTATATCGATCCAAGAAAGATTCGTAAAGTTAGAGAGTTTGAGAAAGAGCAATCTGGATCAGTTCAATCTGGAAACAATAAGTTTTTAAATAAGAGAGTAAAAAACGAGTACTATGTTTACAGTGAAAAAGGATTTTTAGCACAAAGTGGTAGTATGCAGGGAGTAGGAAACAACTCTGACCTGCAAGGCTTAAAGATTGCTAAAGACTCAATTGTAAATGCTAATTCAGGTTTACTTAATGAGAACAATTCATTAATCATCTCTAACTTACATAAGGCAATCAAACCTTTAAATCAGTTAAGAATGATGGAAGATGCTGTAGTTATTTACAGAATATCTAGAGCGCCTGAAAGAAGAATTTTTTATATCGATGTAGGTAATCTGCCTAAGATGAAAGCAGAACAGTATCTACGAGATATGATGACTAAGCACAAGAATCGCTTAGTTTATGATGCAAGTACTGGTGATGTTAAAGATGATCGTAGACATATGAGTATGACTGACGATTTTTGGTTGCCAAGAAGAGAAGGCGGAAAAGGTACAGAGATCACTACATTACCTGGTGGTCAAAATCTAGGAGAACTAGACGATGTATTATATTTCCAGAAGAGATTGTTTAAGGCTCTGAATGTGCCTATCTCTCGCATGGAAACAGATACTGGGTTCTCTTTAGGTAGAGCAACAGAGATATCTAGAGATGAGATTAAGTTTAGTAAGTTTATCAGCAGATTGAGATCACGATTCTCTACACTGTTTGATAAAGTTCTTGAGAAGCAGTTGATACTCAAAGGAATCATTAAACCTGAAGAGTGGGGCGAGATTCAAGCCTCTATCAGATATGATTTCATGCAAGACAACTACTTTGAAGAATTGAAAGAAAGTGAAGTCTTGAGAGAAAGATTGAATCTTCTCCGAGACATTGACGACTATGTTGGTAAGTACTACTCAGCAGAATGGGTAAGAAAAAATGTTCTCATGATGAACGAAGATGAAATCGAAACCATGAGAGATCAGATAAGTCAAGATGAAGAAGATGCTGAAGATGCAGAAGATAATATTGCAGATGATGGCGGATTTTAATCAGTAATTGTAATAAAATATAAATAAAGATATAAGTAAGGAGATAGATATGAGTGTTAGTGATTTGATTAAAAATGCGATGGATAAAGATGCTGGTTCATTTGAATCCTCGTTTAATGGTATTATGGCGGATAAAATGACAGCGGCTATCGGACAAAAATACGATTCTATGTTTGGCGCTCCCGCAGAAGCTGGCGAGCCAGTTGAAGCAGAAGCAAGCGTAGAAGTAGAATCAGAATAATAAAGGAATCAAAATGAAATCTTTTAAGCAGTTCACAGTAGAAACAGTCGGCAAGCCTACAGGAGAAATCGACTCTGCTACTTCAGCAGGTATTCAAAGTTTTGTAGATAAGCACCTTGTAGATATTAAAGAACTTCCAGATGGATACAAGCAAGCAGAAGTACTTGATGTATCTGGCAATCGTCTCGCAGACTTTCAAAAAGGCGAAGATGAAGAAGTTTATGAGTCTGTACAAGAGGGCACTGTATCTGAAGCAGAGATGACTGATGCTCAAAAAGAGAAGCGTGAAGTTATCGTTAAAGAACTCAAGAAAAAAATGAGCGAGTTCAAAGATCGTTACGGTGACAAAGCTACTGATGTTATGTACGCAACTGCCACTAAGATGGCAATGAAAGACGAGTCGGAAGAAGACGAAGAGTTAGAAGAAGGTTACAAAACAGAAGGCGTTCTTTCAGACTTAGAAAAAATTGTTAAGACTAAAAGCATTGGTCAGGTTAAGTTTAAAGACGGCAAAAAGCAAAAAGTCGATTTAACAACTGCCTCTATGATTGTTTCTATGATCAAACAATTGAACAGCACAAACCAAAAGAAAGTGTTGAATATGCTAGACAACAGCAGAACATTTAAAGATGTTGCTAAGTTTGCATTCTCAGCAGGCAAATAGGAAGAAGATATGAGTTTACTAATCAAAGAAATCGTTGAAGATGTACAATATATCTGTGAAGCCAAAGAAGATGGTCAGAAAGACTACTTCATCGAAGGCATCATTATGCAAGGCGACATCAAGAACCGTAATGGTCGTATGTATCCTAAAGAGATTCTTGCTAATGAAGTAAAGAGATACAACGAGACATATGTAGAGAAGAAAAGAGCCTATGGCGAACTTGGTCACCCTGCAGGTCCAACGATTAATCTTGATCGTGTATCTCATATGTTCACAGAGTTAAGACAAGACGGTGCTAATATCGTTGGTCGTGCTAAAGTAATGGACACGCCAATGGGCAAAATCGTAAAGAACATCATGGATGAAGATGGCACTCTTGGTATTTCATCTCGTGGTATGGGTTCTATCAAACAGAATAAGAGTGGTATCATGGAAGTACAGAAAGATTTCATGTTAGCCACCGCAGGGGATATTGTAGCTGATCCATCAGCGCCAGATGCTTTCGTTAAGGGAGTGATGGAAGGTGTAGATTGGATTTACGATGTAGCTTCTTCTTCATGGGAAGTAGCGAATACATTTGACGAGATCGAAGAAGAAATCAAACAGACTGCTAAAGTCTCTACTGCTGAGTTAGAGATTAAAGCGGCCGCTTTGTTTGAGAAGTTTGTTCGTTCTTTGTCAAAATAGAATTATTATAAATAGTAATATTGACACATTAATTACTTTAAAAGGAGAAGTTAAATGAGTGAATTAGAAAAAGGCGTTGATCTTGATCTAGACCTCGAGGAAGCGAAGGAGACTGGTACTGATGCAGTAGCAGCCGATCCCGTAACTCCAGAGGGCGGATCAGACAAGTCGAAAGCAAAAAAGAAAGATAAAGGCGAAGTTGCTAAGGATTCTGAAGAAAAAACTCCAGAAGGCAATGTAACTGGTGGAATGTCAGAAGCTGTAGAGCGTTTGTTTGAAGGTTCAGAATTTTCTGAAGACTTTAAATCTTCTGCTGTAGCAGTATTCGAAGCCGCTGTACATGAGAAAATCCTAGCGGAAACAGCAACTTTGGAAGAAAAATTTGAAAGCGATCTTCAAGAGCAAGTTGAAAAGTCTGTTGAAGAAATTGTAGAAAAAGTAGACCAGTATCTAGATTATGTTATCGAAAACTGGATGGATGATAATCAAGTAGCAGTTGAAAGCAACATTAAAGTAGAAGTTGCTGAATCTCTATTCGATAGCATCAAAGGTCTTGTAACTGAGCATAACCTTGAAATCGATCAAGAAACTATTGATCATAATGCTGAACTTGAAGTTGCTCTTGAAGAGTCTAAAGTTAAGTATAATGCGTTAGTAGAAGAAATGATGGAAATCAAAGAAGCTAAGTCACAAGCTGATCTAGAAGTCGCATTCAAAAATGTTTCTGAGGAATTAACAGACACTCAAGCAGAAAAATTGCGTGTTCTCTCAGAAGGTATTTCTTTCGAATCAACTGATGACTACACTAAGAAATTAGAAGCCATCAAAGACAACTACTTTGTAGAGTCTGCTCCAGTTGCTAAGGAAGAAGAAACTGATCTTCTACAAGAAGAGACTGCGGAAGAAGTAACGCCTGCTATGGATCCATCTATCGCTAGGTACACTCAATCGCTTAACCGCTTTTCGAAATAACAAATTTTATAAATAGTAATAAGTTAAAAATCTCAAATAAAGGAGAACCATAATGAGAAATGAAGAACTAATGAAAAAGTGGGCACCGATCCTAGAGCATAATGCTCTTCCCGCTATTTCTGATTCACACAGAGAAGCTGTTACAGCAACTCTTTTAGAAAACACTGAGGCTTCAATTCGTGAAGGCTCAAGCCTAGGCAACTCTGGTATGCTTAGTGAAACTACTAACAACACTGCTGACAGTGCTGGCGCCGCCGGTAACTACGATCCAGTATTGATCTCACTAGTACGCCGTTCAATGCCTAACCTAGT